TTTTTGTATATAATTAAGATCCAAAAAGTGCAATGTTAGGTGCTACCTCAGAGACAACAAAGACAGCACTGGTAGGCGTTGCAGGCAACGACATACCGGTAATTGCCAAAGTGCCTCCAGTGGCATTACTAAGATTAACTATAGCAAAGAAAGAAACATTATCGGAAACAATTCCGGTAGGTGGAGAAAATAGGGTATTCAACCCACTAGCAACTGTCAACCCAATTCCAGTAAAACTGGGGTTGGTGATAGCTGCTGTTGTTGAAGTGCCCCATCTAGCATAAACTGAATAGTAGCCAACCATATTAGCTGCAAAGAAAATTGAATTGGAAATAAGACTAACACCCAACAAAGTATTGTTAGTGTTAGCAGTCATACCATAACAACACTCCACATTGGTCCATCCATTGGTGCCAGTGAAAATTGCAGACATGGTCTGGTTTGTTACAGTGCCCAACGCCAGCATTGGCTTACGCAACTCCAGATCATAAGAAACCCACAACTCACCAACAACATTGGTTTGACCTGTTTGACCACCTGCAGTTGCAACAGAAACACTACACAGATCATAGAGTTTAATATCACCAGTTGTGAGCACAGCAGTGCGCACATACTGGTTGGAAATTGGTGACTCATTCGGTGCACATTCTATAGGTAAAACGACATCGCACGAGGGGACAGTATCAACCGACCACATCTCGTTCAACATCTGGGTCTTATTAATGAAGGCACCAGCATCTGACCGGTATTGTGCCGCAAGCATAACACTGCCCATAGCAGTGTTTGTGCCTGAGGCCAATGCTGTCGCACTAGTAGTTTTGTACTCAAACACCAAGCCCTTAAATGAATACTCCTGAAAGTTGGCAGCAATAGCAGAGAGGAAAGGGAAGGTTCCCGCCCACCCAGGGTTAACAGGATAAGTATTAACCGTAAAGGTGGGCCCAGCCATAGATATATCAGTGATGTACTCACGGTGACGGAACCGAACCGATTCATTAGCACTATGCATAATCGGTACTTGTTGACTAGCACTCCAAAGTGAATTGGATTCTAGAGAATAAGCACCAGAACCAAAAATTTTAGGAAATCCAAACATACCGCCAACAGTGTTGCCACCGCTAAGCAGCATGCGACCCAGGTCAGTAACCTGGGAAGCGGGCTTGCCCATATCTCTGAGCAACTTGGTAATTTGAGCCAATTCATTTTTAGCACCATTATTGTTGCTTTTCTTGCCTTTTGGCTTATTCTTCTTGTTTTTATTTTTCGGAGGCATGTATTGGATCCCCCGCCCGCAGGGGACTGTACATCATGGGGAAACCACTAGGGTATTCCGTGCAGTCTCTCGACACTCCGTTGTTACCAACTTGGTACGTAAATATTTACATGCAAAGCAAAACGTTTTGGATATATTACACCCCATAACCCAATGGGAACGGCTCCCACCCCACCTTTAACGCTAGGTGTAGCGTGAAACTCAAAAGGGTAACTGCACATACTCGCGTATGCCAGGGCCGTCCTCCCAGACGACCGTTAGAGAAGCATAATACTTCTCGATGCAGAGTTGTTCATCAGGCGAGATGTTGAATGCGGTAAAGAAACTAGCGCGAGTGCGCGAAGAAGGCGACCGCACATTTGCTTCCATACCGTTAGCTAGCATTCGAACACCCCATCCCCACCCAGTTTCCTTCTTAGATAGTCTTTTGCCAGTGGATGAACGAACATACAACTGGTAGAAGGACTGCCAACAAGGAATACCAGAGGTGAGAGCTAACCCTCCCAACCCTACCGCATTAATCCAACCAAAAAGCTCACTTGGCACGTCAAGTGGATTGATGCTAACACAATCCTTCTGAAGCGCCACGCGAGGGTCGCGGACCATAACATAATCAAAGGCACCAGGCCCACAATAAACTGGCTGTGTTTGGCAGAAGACAATTCGCTCAAAGTCTAGGACAGGCTCCTCAACGATAATGTTGAAGCCCATGTCCAAGAACCATGCATGGAAAACTACAATAAACCGGGTATAATCCCCGGCCTCCATAAAAACCACGCAGTCATCCCCATTGTTGGCAAGCTGTATGTTAACCCCAACAAATTTGGAGTAACTGTATAACATAGAACACATCAATAGGCAATTGCCCAACGACGTGTCCATGTCACCACTCATACGCCTACCATCAACGACATAACGCAAATCGCCCCCTATAACATTGCCAAAGCACTTATTGCGTAAGGTCATGTTAAGTAAATACCGCAACTTCTGTCTATGCTTGCTATAACGGAACATGCCACAATAGAAATCATGGCAGAACTGCAACGCCGGCACAGACACATGTTGGTCGAACCGCGACGCATCCAGTCCAATTGCAATAGGCTTCTTAAAGGAATCCCACTTCAACCGGAGTTGACGCGCTTGTTGTACGGCATTCATACCCTTCATCACTGTTTGCAAACCATAAACATTTGCTATAACCTTATAAATTTTCTCCTCTATTGGCCGTATGTACCGGCCAATTTCAATATTAAAGCGGGGCGATCTCGGTGAGATCACACGCGGCACAGGTTCCTTAAGGTGAGTAAACAAAGTTTTCTCATACTTGATAAAAACCTTAACATAACTATCCTTCTGCCTAAAGGGTGCTGAAGCCAATGAAGCTAAAGCGTTGGCATAGAGTTGACGTTTGCGGCCTCTAAAGCTGTCTACGAAAGACTCGCGGGAGATAGGGGCGGTCGGAGCCGTGAACTTTTTGCATACTGATACAAAATCAGAACAACGCAAGAAAAATATGTCGGTGCTGAGTGGTTGGGGAGGGGGCACGAAGGACGCATTACCATTCTTAACGTAGAAAACCCTCTCCTTAACTGCCCGCTCTAACGCGATTATTGTGTTGTTGAATGCACGGACTAGGGCGGGTGGAGAAACACCCGCCATCGCAACTAGCCGTCGTGCATTGGGCCTCCCTGGAGTTTTACGTACAACCAAATCGGGGTGGTCGGGAGCAGCGCTCAACGTGCTATCCACCCCTTGTACGTCTCTAGGGCACCCCTAGTCGACCAGGGGTTGGGGATCTGGGGACCCGCCCCAGAAACCCCAATCCCACCAGGTCTGATTATACAACTTGAGGCGATGTTGCACCTCATCTGTAAATCGGATCTGGTTGGCCACCAGTTCACTCGCCGATGGAACAAAACACAATTCAAGCGCAACAGGCACAATTAAGGGCACGTCAGCTTTCCTCATGTCTTTTAATGCAGAGATATAATCGTGTAGCCAC